TATCTCGTCCGAGTATACCATTGCACCGTCTTATAATAAGGGTGCGTATCAAGTAATACCTCGGAATGAGGTCAAACACATAGGGAGATAGTAACTTATGAGATTATTTTTAGTGTCGTACCTAGGATGTAGAATATTTAAAGACAGAAGTCCCGCTGGTGTACCACGTTTCATCGTAGAGACACCGAATTCGGTTCGATTGTACTCTTCCACATGGTATAACCTACCACAAATAAAAGGATTTATTGAAAATGAGTTTCTTTGATATTCTTTTTCTACCTTTTTACGTGTTTGCATTCTGTGTAACCCTAGGATTATGGTTTACACTCTTTATATTCGTCCATTATCAACTGAAAAAATACCTATCTTACAGGAGAACTAAATAAAACCATGAGTACTGAATTAATATTAATACATATCGGGTTTATATCTGCACTCGTTTACTTTGTGTTCCGTAGTGGACAAAGAAGTGGACGTGAAGAGATGGTGAGCCAACTCATTCACGACAAATTTGTCGACCCAAAGGCTATAATAACTTTCTACCGTGGCAATGAAGACACTGTAGAGTAACAACAAAGGATATATTATGAGAATAATTGGAATTAATTCCAGCCATGATACCAGTTTATGTATCATGGAAGATGGAGAGGTAGTAGAACTCTTCGAAGAAGAAAGAGAAAGACGTGAAAAGTATTATTCACCGACTTTAGATGCACCTCACTTACATGTAATCGACTCTAAAGGTCTTGCAGATTCATTGGTGGATGAGGAAGGTAACGTACAGGGTGAGTTAGTCTTCGCATCTTTCGATAGACGTGACATGAAACTCGAAATGGATAAAGATTATCTCATGGATAATCGTCTCATTGCAATAGAGTTTGCAGATGCACTTGCAAAGGAACAATTAACCGAAGCAAGAATCCAAGAATTAATTAAAGCCTATCCCAAAGTGGGACTTAAAGAAGACTGGCACGAAGAAATGGATGAAACCATTCATGATGAGATGTGTAAACAGTTCTTTGACGTAGACCAGTATCACTTTGACACAGAACATCACATGTATCATGCATACAGTGGTTATTATCTCAGTCCTTTCTTTGAAAAGGGTGAGAATGCAATAGCAATTGCATGGGACGGTGGTGGTGCTAAGTGCTATCATGAGACACATCCGAACTATCAAGAGATTGAATCCATTTGGAAGTGTGACTTTGACACTAAGACTATTGTTCCCCAGTGGAAGAAGATGTCTAATCACCGTATGTTAGGTGACCTTGCATCTCAATACTTTCCTAACATGTACTATGACTCAGCTCATTGTCTGACAGACTTGGAGACAGAGATAGATGGACTACCTCTCACGTTCACTAGCTTCCCTTCTAGCGGTATGAACTTCAGTAACATGAGTTATGCCTTCGGTGCAGACATTCATGGACGTGCAGCGGGTAAGGTCATGGGTATGGCATCATACGGAAGACTGTACGAAGACAGACCCGATAGATTTGATAGACATATCGTTGCACAGATGTGTGAAGAGGAATCATTTAATAATGCATGTAGTGTTATCAGACGTGCAATAGAATTAAATCCCGACTGTAAGAACTTAGTTCTCAGTGGTGGCTTCTCATTAAACTGTACAAACAATTACAGATACCTACAAGAGTTTCCCGAATTAAATATATTCGTTGACCCTGTACCCCACGATGGTGGTACTGCAGTTGGAGCTGCATTTTGGTTGCATTATCATTTAGAAAACGAATACTTCGAACCAGTAACAGAAGAAGTAACAACAGAGGAAACAGACAGTGAGTAGAATATTAGAAATCATTAGAGACCAAGACGAAGCAGTCAGATTATTGGTTGAAGAAAAACAAGTTGTTGCAATGTTCCAAGGTAGTTCTGAATGGGGCCCACGTGCATTAGGTAACCGTAGTATTTTATTTGACCCTACTAATCCCGATGCAAAACAAATTGTTAATACAATTAAGAAGAGAGAATATTATAGACCGTTTGCTGGTACTGTATTAAAAGAACATGCACATGAATATTTTGAGATGTTGCAGTTAGAAGAGTCACCTTATATGTCATTTGCAATTCAATGTAAGAAGAAAGCATACGAAGAGATTCCTGCTATCGTTCATGCAGATGGTACATGTAGAATCCAAACGGTTACTCAAGAGCAGAATAAAAATTATTACAATTTAATTAAAGCCTTGGGTGAAAAGAATGGCACCCCCATTGTATTTAATACATCATTTAATTTAGGTGGAGAATCTTTAGTAGAAACAATCTTTGATGCAATCGATACGTGTAACCGTTCCGACATTGGATTCCTTTACGTACCCGAAGACCAGCCAGATGGTATTCCATACGAATTGATTCGACCTAAGAAATCAAAAGATTTAAAAAATGACACAGAACAGGATGGTGTGTGGGAGTCAGAAGTATAAATACTTCTTATGATAGAAGTCACAGACATTGCAATTGCAAAGCTTATAGAGAAGAAAGTGGACTCAGTTAGAATGGGTGTTACTGGTGGTGGTTGCAGTGGCTATGAATATGTTTTTATCAGAGACGAATATAAAGACGGTGACCTAGAAATAGATTACGGTAAGTTTAAATTTTTAATAGATACAATGAGTCAACCCTTTCTAAAAGGAATGACATTGGATTATGAGAAACAAGGATTGAATGAAACATTTACGTTTCAGAATCCAAATGAAATAGCATCGTGTGGATGTGGAGTGAGTATTACATTTAATGAAGACATCGTCAGCAAAAGCTAAAGGTCGTAAACTACAACAATGGTTTGCTCAACTTATGGTGGACACTCTTAACCTTCACGAAGAAGACTTAGAGTCTAGACCCATGGGTTCACAAGGGGAAGATATTATAATGGGACGTGAGTCCCGAGAGAAGTTCCCCTATTCCATTGAATGTAAAAACCAAGAAACAGTCAACGTATGGAAAGCATACGAGCAAGCTTCAGAGAATTGTAAAGGGTATGAACCACTTGTGGTCATAAAAAGAAACAGACATAAACCCTTAGTGTTAGTAGATGCTGAACACTTTGTGGAATTGCATAGGAATGGCAACAAAGATGAAATCATTTAATGAGCTGATAGTCGAAGAAGACATCAAGAAGTCCGACCCCTATCGCCTTGTCGTTCTTGCAGAACGTCCCAAGAAACAATCAAAGAAATCTACCAGTGGTAAGATAGTTGGGGTTGCAGAGAAGATGGGTATGGATGTTTACAACGTGCGTATCAATGGTGCATACTTAGAACGTGATGAGGATAGTGGTAAGATTACTATTCACAATGCAGACGATGAGAAAGGATTCGAGATTGATGCAGACACATTAGTTATGATTCGTGGTGCAGTAAACACTAAAGATTCCTACCTTGATTTAATCTCTCAGATTGAACGCTACGGCATTGCAACGTGTAACCCTAGGGAATGTATCGAAGTTTGTTCAGACAAGTTTAGAACGTATCTGAGACTGCAAGAGATAGGTCTAAACCAACCACGTACCGTATTGATTCCAAACGATGAACCCGAGACTGTAGATAGAGCTCACGAAGCATTAGATAATAACTTCCCGATGATACTTAAAACATTACAGGGTTCTAAAGGTGTGGGTGTTCTATTAATCGAAACAGAACGTTCATTACAATCACAGGTCAGCTTGATTTATAAGATTGACCCCTACTGTGATATTCTATTACAAGAGTATATCGAATCAGATTACGATGTACGTGTTGTCATTGTCAACAGAGAAATCGTTGGTGCAATGAGACGAAACAAAATTACAGATGATTTCAGAAGTAATGTATCCCAAGGTGCAGATGCACAATCAGTTACATTGACAGAACTGGAAAAGGATGTTTGTCTAAGAGCTAGCAAAGCCGTCAACGGACAATGGTGTGGTGTCGACTTTATTCCTAGCAAAAACAGAAAGACTGAACCACCATTCTTATTAGAAGTAAATCATTCGCCAGGCACTGAAGGAATCTCTAGTGTTATCGGTGAGGACATTGTTAAGATGGTTCTTAAGATTTATAAAGACCGAGACATATGGAAGAAGTCACCAACAGAGTGTGGTGTATTAGAAACCATTGAAGTCGAAGGTCAAGAGATGACAGTGAAGTTAGATACAGGTAATTCAGTTTCAGCTTGTTCACTTCATGCAGAAGATTTAAAGGTTAACGGTAAGATAGTTACATGGACAACGGAAGGTGTTAAGTATAAGAAACCACTAAAGAGAATGGTTACTTTATTAAAACCAGCTGAAGACAGACCAGTCGTAGAACTTGAGTTAAACTTTCTAAACACTATATATGAGCAAGAAGTTAGTTTAGATACTAGAGGTGCAATACCGTTTCTTGCGAACCGTGACCTTATGCAACGTGCAAACTTAATGATAAATCCAGCACGTAAGTTCATGATTACAAACAAACGTGATGAAAGGGATGATAGTTAATTTATAAACAGACTTGACAATGCACTAAGCTTTATTATATACTGCTGACATGATTATGAAAACTGAACCCAAAAAAATTAATATCCAAGACCGAATGCGCGAGAAAGCAATCGATGCCTATGATGAAGTTGAGTTCCAAATCGATTCCTTTGTGGACGATAAGAAGAGCTCCTTCTCAATGTACAAATATCTTAAGCAACTAGATTATAGTTCTAAAGTAATTACCTTCATGAAAGGTAAAACACTTCAAGCACAATTAGAAGTTAAGAACGAAGAAGGTTGTGAACAGTTAGAAGAAGCTTTCAATTTCCTTACCAAGAAACAAAAGAAAGACTACATCAAATTCTTAGAGAGTATCGAATCCGATATCGATAAGTATTGTGACGAGTACAAACCAGTACGTAGAATTAAACCTATGACCCCTAAGAGGATGGTAAGGAAGCTTCCGTTCTTAGAGGAGTGGGAAGGTTACAAGTCTATAGACAAGGAAGAGATACCAAGAGCATTAGACTTGTTCACATACAATACTGCATCTAAGAAGTTTACACATTTCAGTGGCCACCTTGCAGTTAAAGGTTCTAGAATTACAGGTTATGACTTATGTAAAGAAAAGACCTTGACAGATTACAAGTTGCTTGATAGACTGGTAACAGGTGGTAATATTATTGCTCGTGGATTTATGGATGAGATTCCTAGGTCGAAGTTGAAAAACGGAAACGACTTGATTACCAAAAATACATTATTATTAAAAGTGATTAAATGATACTTATAGACTTTACTCAGACCATCATTGCTGGTCTAATGGCACAATTAAAAATGAATGGTGGAGAAATGAGTGAGGACATGTTGAGACACATGATTCTAAACTCAGTCAGAAACTATCAAAAGAAATACTCAGGCGACTATGGTGAGATAACTCTTTGCACGGATGCAGCCAATCCGTGGAGACGTGACTTCTATCCACAGTACAAAGCAAATCGTAAAAAGTCTAGAGAGGCTGACGATAAAGATTGGGGTATGATATTCGATACCCTTCACAAAGTTAAGATGGAAATCAAAGAGAACTTTCCATACCGTTACATGTATGTTGAGAAGTGTGAAGCTGATGACATCATTGCAGTGTTGACTAAACATGCAAAGGAAGATGTACTCATTGTCAGTGGAGATAAAGACTTTCAGCAATTGCATAAATACCCATATGTAACTCAATGGAGTCCCAATCTCAATAAGATGATTGATTGTCAAGACCCCGATTTATTTTTGAGAGAACATATTCTTACTGGTGATAAGTCAGATGGAGTTCCAAACATTCTATCTAATGATGATTGTTTAGACCTAGGTATTAGACAGACACCCTTAAGGAAACCTATCAAAGATAAGTACTTAAGAATTACAATTGAGAGTGACGATAAATACTATCGTAACTATTTAAGAAACCAAACTTTAATTGACTTAGAGTTTATACCAGCTGAGATAGAACAGAATATCTTAGAAGAGTTTGATGAGACTGAACCTGTAAGGGGTAAAGTATTCGACTATCTAAGAACTCATAGACTAGACCAGTTGTTAAATCATGTAGAGGATTTTACATTATGACCGAGAAAAAAAGAGGAAGAGGGCGACCTAAAGGAGCTCCCAATAAACCTAAAATGAAGTTGATTACCGAAAGAGCAACACTTCAGAAAAATGCAGATGTATATGAAATATTATGTCAAGCAAATATTGTTGCTGAGAGTAATCCAGAGCAAGCAGTTAACGGATTGAAAGTATTCAATGAAACTAATGGTGGAGTTAAGAAAGTATTGCAGTGGCAATTCGATGAGAATATTTCATCCGTCTTACCCGAAGGTAAAACACCTTACAGAGAGAACTCAGCACCTAGCTCTGATTTAACAGAAACATCACTTAGATTTGAACATAGGTTGTTCCAGTATTTTGTTACGGAACAAATCTCTGCAACTAAGAGAGAAGCAATGTGGATTGGTCTTCTAGAAGGTATTCCTAAAGAGGAAGCTGAACTACTTGACCTAGTCAAAGATGGTGTTTGGGCATTCCCTAACATCACTTCAAAAATCGTGAAAGATGCCTTTCCCGAGATTAATTGTTAACTAAATATAAGAGTAGACCGAGACTATACATATTATAAGGGAAGTTAGATACAATTTAACTTCAGTAAACAACTTTCTAGTCTAGTTCTGCTCCATGGAGAATAAATAAATTATGGCAACAAATGAACCCCAAACTGTCTCACAGTTTGCACAAGAAAAACCCGAACCAACAGAGTTAGAAAGAATCCAACAAAGGATTGCTGACTACAAAGTAGGGTTTACCGTTAATAGTGCTAGTGTTATCAATGCACTAATCCAATCGCATTTGCAAAGTGGAAAGGTCACCCAAGGTGAACTCGTACCATTGCATACTGTGACTGAAGAGTACGCTGCTGGATTAGCAGAGTACAATCAGATTGTCGAGAATGCACAACGTAGGTCTCAAGAACTTATCGCTGCAGACCAACTTGCAAAAGCAGAGGCATTCGAAAAATCACAACAAGAACAACAGCAAAGACTTGCAGACGAAAGAGTTGCAAGGAAAGAAGCAAACAATAAGATTGCACAACTTGAAGCTGTTCTTGCATCACATGGAATTGGTGTTGACTTAAACGGTGATGGAGTTATCGGTGTTAAACAAGGTACATTAAACAAAGATGGTTTTGTTGAAATGTCTGCTGAGGAAGTAGCAGTACTTGCCAAGAAACATGGATACGAAATTCCACAACCACCCGCTGTACAACAAACCCCTTTAGCAAAACCTAGTAAGGCAACAGGTAACATGGGTCTTGCACGTGCAATGAATCCTGCTACAGAAGATACAGTTGTTGTTGGAACAGACGTAGAAGTAAATGAAACATCATTCGTTGACCCGACAGAAGTCGAACCTTTCGTTCCTTTAAATACACCACAGTCTGATACAAGATATCAACCAAGTGGGAATACAACCGAGTCTTTCTTTGATGAAGTTGCAAGAGTAGAAGAAGTTGCTCAGGCAGATGAATTCGTAGAAGAGATTACAGATGAGTCCTATCAATCAATCGATAATGCAACACCCGAAGAGTGGGATGAAGCAATCTCAACCGATGAAGCTTTCAATGAGAAGGTAGCGGAAACTAAACAAGCATTCGATGAGTACGAAGAAGACCAAGGGTTTGAAGTATCAGACGAAGTAGAACCATTAGGTTCAGAGTTCTCAGTACAGGAAGAAGATACAAGAACTGAATCTGAATTTGCAAAACCAGTAATCACTGGTGGTAACTTTAAACCAAGAGCAGAAACTCTACAGACTGGTGACTCAGTAAAAGCACCAGCTGAAAAAGCAATCCCTTCATATGATAGTGAAGAGGAATTACTTGCAGCTGCACAAGCAAAGATTGACCAAAAGGTTCAAGATGATATCGATGAAAAACAATTCAACGAATCATTCGAAGAAGAGCCATACGATGAGATTACAATCCCATCAAGTGCAGAACTTGAAGCAATGACTAAGAAAGGTATTGTTACAGCTGCAGATGAGTTGAACTTTACACTTGATAAGTCTCAAACTAAAGCACAAATGATTGAGTCCTTCCAAGACCAAACAGATGAATTAATACAATCACTACAGGATGATGGGTCATTCGTATCAGCAGTCGACAGTGATGAAGGAAGTGATAATGACAATGATACTGTGCGAGACGGTGGATACTTCTAAGGAATCAGAAGTACTACCCCTTGAATTAGACAAAGTAAGTCACAGATACGTAGAACGTTTTCAAGATATTGAAGATGACGTTCTACGTTTAAACTTCCCCCTTGAATATACAATCCGTTTAGGAATCCAATACGACACCCCCTATGTAAATCTTTACCTTGATGGTAATGAGTTAATTTTCTCAGCACACGACAGAGACCAAGATGGATTACACATTAGACCGTATCTATACAACAGACATGGTGACCCAAAGAGCTGTAAGATTTCAAAAGAGAAGTCAGCACAGTTTTTTATCATACCCAAGTATTTTACTGAAGGAGTAATTGACGTTGGCGACACAATCGAGTTTTCTTACCAAGAACAGGTTTTGGATGGAGAAGAAAGACATATTAGGTGTAGACGTGTCGAAACGTAACATCCCAATAATGGCTGTTGACCAGTACGATTTTTTAGAACACCGTAGAGAACAGGAAAAGAAACATTGGGGTCGACAAGACCAAGACCAATTAAACGAACTCAGTTCTATTCTTACAGTCGAAGTTAACACCACAGAGTTATGCAATAGGACATGTTCATTTTGTCCACGTGCAAATCCCGAAGTGTTTCCAAATAGAAATTTACATATGACACCCAAGGCTGCAAAGACCATTGGAGATGAATTACATAAGAATGGATTTAAAGGTAAGATATCCTTAAGTGGATACGGAGAGAATTTACTTAACCCAAGGTTCAGAGAAATCGTTCACACCTTTAGGACAGCAGTTCCTTATGCAACACTAGAGTGTAACACTAACGGAGATAAACTCACTAGAGAATATGCAGAAGAGTTATTTGAGTTCAGTGGATTAGATTTACTCTACATCAATCTCTATGACGGAGTCGAACAGATAGAACACTTTGATGAGATAATGAAAACCATCCCCGAAGAGAAATACAAATACAGAATGCACTGGGGTGATTTCGAAACACATGGATTGATATTAAACAATCGTAGTGGAGTTATGGACTGGGTAGGAATTGAGGAGAGTACAATTGAAGCGCTACAAGGTAAACCGTGTCATTATCCTTTTTATAAAATGTTTGTTGATTGGAATGGTGATGTTTTATTCTGTTCCAACGATTGGGGTAGAGAGCATGTTGTAGGCAACTTGTTATCAGAAACCCTACATAATGTATGGTTCTCTAAACCTATGAATAAAATTAGAAAGAAATTAATGAAGGGTGACAGAAGTATGTCCCCATGTAACAAGTGCAGTGTCGATGGTAGCTTGTTCGGTAAGCAATCTTTCGACATAGTGAGTGAATATTATGAGAGTAGTAATAACAGGAAGTAGTGGTCTTGCAGCTGTAATTAAAAGAACATTAGAAGCAACACCGTATAGAGGAAACACCATCGAAGTCACACCAGTCAGATGTGATGATATCACAATGAATGGAGTAAACTTTTGGGGATTCAGAGGTCATAAACCTATGGATGTTTTAATCAATCTTGCACACCAAGACCAAGCTAAGATTCTAGATATTGCTCATGAGGCATGGGAGTTAGAGAAGACTAAGACTATTATTAATATCTCTAGCCGTGCAGCTCAACCAAACATATCTAAAGGTTACATGTACGCATCAGAGAAAGCACAACTCAATCACCTTGCAAACAATTATCAGTACAACTCTAAGAAGAGATACAAAATGACTAATCTAAACCTAGGACTTCTCAACGATGAGAACCTACCTAGTGTTAAACACCAAGATGTTGCTGGGTTTATTTACAAGCTAATTACGTCCTATCCCGACTATGAGATTGCAGACGTGACATTACAAGCACATGCAAACTACCAAGATGTGCAGAGTGACAAGGAAACTTTAAAGGATGTTTACTATCATTTACACACTGATTAGTTATAAATAATACTATGACAGAATACAACGACTTCGGATTTACAGCGATGGATGCAGATGAACTTGCAGCCATTGATACAAAGATTATCGAGAAGACTACAACTGCAACGGATGTAATCAACAAACTTGATAATTTTGTGAGACCCCTACTTGAGAATCTTGCAAAGGATTCAGACAAGGACTATATCTATTGGCCCAATAGAGTAGACATCATAAACAAGAAACTTAAAGAACTGGACGAAATACAAAAGAGTCTATAAAAGGCCTAGACAGCACCCCCCGCTTTTTGATATACTGTACTCCAATAAAGAAATAACTTAAGGAGTTACAACATGAGAAAGCATCGTGATAGTATATACACGTCCCCCGAATCCCAAATGGCCATTGTTAAGATGGGTCGAGAAATCATAACCATGTGTGAAGTAGGAGAACTACATGCAGGCAATGATGAAGAGTCATTAAAACTATGGAATGCAGCGGTCACTGCAGGCAACAAAATGACCACTGTAGGATTGACCTATTCTAGGTTTAATTCAGTGGACGACCTAACCCCCCTTGAAAAGAAAGCAGTACTTACATACGTCAAAGAACGTGCTACCGAGGCCTTGACAGCAGGCTAAGCTTTTTGGTATACTATGTATATAATGAAAAATCAAGGAGACACTATGAACCAATCATTAAAAACTAAAATCACTTCATTGACCTCTATGGCAGAGTTGAATGAGGTTATCGCACTTTGTAATGAAGTGAAGAAACTGAATGCCAAGACCTCTTTGGTCGAAGGTGCAAAAGTCTATGTAGTCCAAAAGACTAAAAGGACTTTGGGGACTTTAATCAAAGTCAAGATTTCAAGGGCAACTGTAGAACTACCAAAAGGTAGATATTCAGTTCCTTTATCAATGTTGGAGGCAGCGTAATGAAATTATCAGAATTAGTCAACGAAGTGAATCAAGAACAAGAACTCTTAGAGTTGTGTGAGACACTTTGTGAGCAATTAAATGCTGTACATCTTGAAGCATTCCCATCATTAGACTACTACAACTGGAGAGTTAATTCAGCGGGTAGGAAGTATATCAAGATTATCTGCAACAGTGGTAATCAAGATTCTGTTTGGGGATTTGTCAACAAGAAAGAATTCACTAAAGTCAGAAAAATGGAAAGAGTGAATGGTATCGTTGAAAAGGAAGTCACGTTCAAAGTGGGTGACGTTCTTGCAGCTGCTGGATGGCAAACTCCAGCATTGAACAAAGCAAGAGGTAACCTCTTTATGGAAGGTGGATACCCAGTATCTAGAAGTAACCAACATGGGCCTCATTACTTAATATGAAAAATTCAAAACAACTTAAGGACAGTGTAACTCCAAAGCATACCACGGATTGGTATGTTAAGTGGGTTGCATCTGTTTTTGTTCTAGCAGCGATGTCCCTTCGAGGTATCGATGGTATGGCACATTATGACTTAGGTCTTTCCATGATTGGAATTGCACTTTGGTTATGGGTGTCATTCTTATGGAACGATAGAGCATTGATATTACTCAATGCAGTAGGACTGCTGTTTCTATTCAAGAATGCCTTGACAATGGCTCTGGCTTTTTGATATACTAACAGTATAGGAAATTAAATAGGAAAGTAAATATGTTAAATCTAATCATCCAAACCCAGTACAAAGAAAACTATGCAGCTCATGACGAGGGTTATGTGCATGGTGTCTCTGAACCGTACTGGAAGTTTAAGGGTGGTTCGTCCTATCTGATTACAGATATCGATTTCCTTAACACGGAATATTTACAAGGTCTTGTAGACGAGACTGCATTCCTTCACACGCAGAAGAATGAGATGGCTGAGGCATACGTCCTCAATTGGGAACTCATTGATGAGAAGGATGTGTACAACCACATTGAGAAGTGGGAGTCACCTTACATTCTTGAGAAGAATGCCGAAGGTAATTGGACTTGCAAGAAGGTCACTGAGAACGGTGACTATGGTTACATGAAAAAAGAGATTTTATCAAGAGTCCAAGTTTGGACTTATGATGCAGATGCTACATGCACAACAGATGTGGCTACGTACCATGTTGAATACATCATGGTAGATGGTACTACTCTTGAGAGTGAGAAAGCTCTCGGTGAGTGGTTAGAAAATAATTTAAAGAACGAGGTAGCGTAATGATTATAAAAGAATATGAAGTAGATGATACAGGTGTTGGTGGCACCTCTCTCAAAGGATACTTAACAACCACCTATGATACCCTTGTAAGTCTTTTAGGAAAACCGACTTACATGGATGCAGACCCATATGCAAAAGTTAATTGTGAATGGTGTCTAACTGTGAAGTACTTTGAAGAAGAAGGTATGGAAGAGTATGATTATGACCGTGAAGCGGTTACAATCTATAACTGGAAGGATGGACACGTCCCTCTTAATGAGTATTCATGGCACGTGGGTGGTAAATCCTACAATGCTACGGAACTCGCACAAATGATTGTAGAGGGTAATATTAAACCCGACTACAATGCAAATTCTTAGGAGAATGATATGAGTTTAGATTACGAAAGTGCAAAACTAATTGCATCGTGTACAGAAGGTAAATTGACAGCCGACGATGTCATGAATCTAGCAACGTATGGTACTACCAACGCTGCTGACATGAATCCATTCCAAACGGAATTGGATTTCACAGGGTGTCCATGTGGGGTATTGAATTGTCCCGATGAGTATGCCCATACAACGAGTGGGTTTTAATATGGAAGCTGAAGTAGTTACAATTTCATGGATAGGTGGTTTCGTTCTATGCACCTTTATGATGGTGTTAACCTTTTTAGGGTTGCATATCAACAAACCGTTTCCATGGGAAACACGTAGACAGTTTGACAAGAATGATGTCAAATATAGAGATGGCGACAACACATGATTGTTGAAGAGAACACAATGTTAGAATTGAATGGTGTACAGATTGTACACCTCTTTCCTAACGGTTACGGTGCCAGTGTAGTCAAGCATGACATGTCATATGGCGGTAAACAAGGTTTATGGGAAATGGCGGTTCTCAAAAACGGTGAGTTGTGTTATAATACTAGTGTAACTAGTGATGTCTTAGGACATTTATCAGACGAGGACGTTGAGTTCCATCTGAAGGAGATAGAAAACTTATGAGTAATTTTCATTTGAACCAAAATCAACTAACATCGGCAGATTTGCCGTTCGAACCAGCAGAATGGTTTCCCGAATTAGACCTATTACAGGAAAGCGGTAAAATTAACATGTTTGAAGCCCCAAGATGGTTAAGGGAAAACTTCGGTTTTTCTAGAGAACAGGCAGAAATCGTTTTTAAGGCTTGGGTGGAGTATAAATCATGAAAATGAGATATTATTATTTGGTTGCTGGTGCAATTTTAGGTTTTTTGACTGGCACCCTCTCTCAGAAAGCTTATGCATTCGATGAAAATGGTGAAATTGTCTGTATGGCAAAAAATATTTACTTCGAAGCAGGTAATCAGCCGATTGCTGGTAAAATAGCGGTTGCACAAGTCGTGATGAATCGCGTTGCAGACCGAGATTATCCCGATACTATTTGTGGAGTCGTTTATCAAGCAAAGTGGAAGACTAATTGGAAGGGAAATCCAATGCCAGTTAGAAATATGTGCCAATTTTCGTGGTTTTGTGATGGCAAAGCAGATGTACCCGAAGATAGTCACACTTGGATGGTGTCATTACAGGTTGCACAGTCTTTGGCATTTGGTGAGTGGGCAGATATTACTGAAGGTGCCACACATTACCATAATGACCAAGTATATCCTTATTGGGCAGACTCATTAAATGAGACTGTAGTCATTAACAATCACATATTTTACAAATGAACATATTTTACTTACACGAAGAACCCGAAATTGCAGCTAAACTACATTGTGACAAACATGTAGTTAAGATGATTATCGAATATGCCCAACTCTTGTCAACTGCACATAGAATGCTAGATGGTAAACACTATATTGACGATTCGAGTGGACGTAGAATTCAAAGATGGAGACTTGAAGGTGAAATGGATAACTTATACAAGGCTTCACATGTCAATCACCCATCCAATATATGGGTTCGAGAGAATGCAGTTCACTATCAATTTGTATATGACCTATTTGCAGCTTTATGTAAGGAGTACACCCATCGTTATGCCAAGGCCCATTTAACGCAGGAAAAACTACTGGATTTACTAAACCAGTTACCAAACAATATTGACCTTTGTGCATGGAGAGAACCACCTCAATGTATGCCCGATGATGTCAAAATGAAATCATCTATAGATGGTTACCATAAATACTACAACAAATACAAAAAAGATTTTGCAGTATGGACTGCAAGACCAACACCCGAGTTTATGTATGCCTCTATATGATTTTTTAAATAATGAAACTGGTGAGATTGAAGAGCATAATATGTCTTATACCAAACTCGACCAATTCAAAGAAGACAACCCACACCTCAAACAAGTTATACTTGGAACGCCAAGCATTGTTGGTGGTCATGGTGACAGGGTGAAACTTGATAATGGCTTCAAAGAAGTCCTCAATAAAATTTCTTCTGCAAACCCAGGCTCACCTATGGACAGACATAGACAACGTGGAGTCAAAGAAGTTAAGACTAAAGAAATAGTTAAAAAGCATCTAGACATTCAATCAAGAAAGAAGTAGAATAGACTTATGGGTAATTTATTAGAGTTATGGGAATTAGAACACCTAGATTTACATACCGTTCAAAAGGATGGTAAGAGATTTTACACAAATGGTGATGAAGACTTTCACTATCCAAGTGTAACAACGGTTGTCGGATTACTTAACCGAGACCATATTAGATTGTGGAGAGAACGAGTTGGTGAAGAAGAAGCCAATCGTATCTCAACTGGTGCAGCCAAACGTGGTACATCATTCCACCAAGTAGTAGAAGACTACTTAAGACAAGAGAAGGAAGTCACCTTCTCAGACATTATAGAAGAAAAAAGATTTAAAGGTGTCCAACCAGTACTAGATGAAATAGTACCGATTGCATTAGAGGCACCATTATTGTCTCGCAAATTAGAAATGGCTGGACGAGTAGATTGCATTGGTGTATTTGATGACATGCTATCTATAATAGATTTCAAGACTTCATCTTCCTACAAGGAAGAGTACATGGCAAAACCTTGGTTCTATCAAATGACTGCATATGCAATCATGGTGGAAGAACTTACAGGAACACCAATCGAAGAGATTACTGCTATTGTGAGTTTAGAAAACGGTATGTTTCAAATCTTCTCAGCAAACCCTATGGACTATGTTGAAGATTTGTACAAATTGAGAAAACAGTATGGTAATCTACACGGAGTATAAAATTGATAAGTAAAAAAGAATTTACGGAACAAGTGGAAAAGTTATTGATAGGTGGTAAGACCGATGTTATGGGAGCAATCATAAAAGTTTGTGATGATAACAAAGTCGAACCCGAATCAGCGAAGAGGTTAATATCCCAACCTCTCAAAGAAAAGTTAGAAGCTGAAGCAACTAATTTGAAAATGATTAATAGGGGTTCATCATCACAAGGAACTATTGCTAGTTTCTTTAACAAGTAAGGTAATTATGAAAAAAGGTGATATCGTCACAGTAGTGGCAATCAGTGGGGAGTATGTAGGTGAGTATGACAGTCAACGTGATACGTCTATTACATTAACCAACCCAAAAATGATAGTTCAAAATCCCGAAGGTGGAATGGGTTTTGCAAGAGGCGTAGCAGTAACAGGATGTCAGAATCCCGAGACAATTACGTTTAACAACTATGTGTTTACAACAGAATCAAACGAAGGTGTTGCTGACGCATATGAAATTGCAACTGGAAAGAAAGAAGCTCCTAGAGTTGAAGTTCCAGCAGAGAAGAAGATTATTACTTAATGACTTCTAGAGAAGGATATGATGCATACACTTTATACCTTGGGATAAAATTACATTTTCACTCCAAGGGATATGATTTCGTTAAGTATAACGGAAAGGTGAAGTCAGACATCAACTCTTTCTTAAAAAGAAAAGACAAATACCATTTTGGTAAGTTGTACAGAACGTATAAAGAAGAACTGCAAGACTTCTACATTGCAAATCTATCACACAAAGATTTCTGGGCGGGTGACCTTCTAGATAAAGAATGTGATAAGAGATATAGAGAGTGGAAGAAGAGAAATCAGAAGCTTAGTTATATGTTCGAAACAGAAGTGAACGACTTGATACGAAAGTACAAGATTCAAACACAACTGAAAGTAGTTGACGGTCAACACCCTAGACTACTTAAATCTTATATGAGTAAGGATGTAAGTTTAGAGACCATTTGTATCATGGATGAAATAATTGGTTTCACGAAGGACTGGGAAAGATTGATTTCGGAAAAAGTCGTCTACCCCGACTTACACATTAAGATAAACAAGTATAAGTCATTCATAAGTTATGACGTTAAGAAATACAGAGAGAAACTCCTAGAGATATGCTCTTAAGATATGTACCGATTGGCCACATAACATTATATGTATAAAAACATCAAGCTCAAGAATGACTAAATACACAGTACATTTCAAAAACCCTCTTGTAGGATTAGTAAGAGTGTACTATAATAGGAGTATAAGAACTAAGGTTTTTATACATGATAAAATGCAATAAAATGCGATATAATTGTACGATAAAATAGGAGAATACAATGTCAAGTAGTTTAGATAAACTAAGAGCTGCAATGGAATCAGCTTCCCCAACAGGCGGAGAAAAAAAATCCTACTCAGACGACACTATGTGGAAACCCGAACTCGATAAGAGTGGTAACGGTTACGCTGTAGTTCGTTTCTTACCCACCCCCGAGGGAGAAGAGATGCCATGGGTATCATATTTCGACCACGGTTTCCAAGGGCCAGGTGGCTGGTATATTGAGAAGTCTTTAACGACTCTTAATAAACAAGACCCTGTATCAGAATACAATACTCAGTTATGGAATACTGGTGTTGAGGCAAACAAAGACCAAGCACGTAAACAGAAAAGACGTTTACACTATGTGTCTAACATCCTTGTTATCTCAGACCCTAAAAATCCTGCTAACGAAGGTAAAGTGTTCAAGTACCGTTTTGGTAAAAAAATCTTTGAAGCACTCAAGGAAGCAATCTCACCAGCATTTGAAGATGAGAAAGCAATCAATCCTTTTGACCTTAGAGAAGAAGGTGCAAACTTTAAGATTAAAATTAGAAAGGTAGATGGTTACTGGAACTATGACAAATCAGAGTTTGACACACAAGCACCTTTATTTGATGATGAGCAAAAGCTTGTAGATGTGGTAAACAACCTACATAGCTTAAGTGGAATTATTGCACCAAGTGAGTTTAAATCTTACGAAGAGTTAAAAGAGAAACTCGATAGAGTTCTTGGATTAACAGGTGCAGTAACTAACTCTACAGCTGAGTCAGTTGCAGATGATTTGGAAGAACTTCCATGGTCAGATGTTAACACGTCTCCAGTTGCAGAAGAACCTGTAGTTGCATCAGCAGAATCTACTCCTCAAGCAGAAGAAGATGATGCGATGGACTACTTTAAGAAACTGGCTGCTGATAGTTAGTAGTTAGATTTCTTATTTGGGGCAGTCGTGTATATTCAAAATGTGTCCTTGAAAAAAGACGACTGCATCACTGAGACCGTGGAAAAAGATTGGGGGTACTCAGTAAGGGAAAGGTCAATAGCATATAGCGGATTGGTCGGTGAAGAACGGGTTGCTGTAAGGCGTGGGGTGACTTCACATTTTTTAAGAGAAATATTATGCCAAGTGTAACACCAAAAATAAATCCAAAGAATCGGAACGTAGAAGGGTTCGACCAACTACTTCGCAGATTTAAAAGGGATTGTGAAAGAGCTGGTATAGTTCAAGAGTGTAGGGATAGGAAGTATCATATCAAACCTAACACTATCAAAAACGAAAAGAACCAACAACTAAAAAGACGTAAGAAACTAGATGCAAAAAGAGCATCAATGGGTAGACGAGGATTTAGGTGATATCATGTCTTCCAAACAATGGCACGGTGGCAAAGGTTCACAACGTAGGAATTCAGACGAATCAGCATATGCTGACAACTGGGATAAAATCTTCGGTAAGAAGAAACCAGTAGTTAAGGTTCGTAAGGAAACACCATCACACGGACGTACTCAAGTCCAAAGAGATAAAACCAAATACAATCGAAAGGTAACTAAGGCAGATATCCTTAGAGGCCCAGACTTAATCTAATTCTGATTTACAACTGCAGTTCTATTAATAGTACTATCTGTGGGTCTAGGATTAGGCGATGCAGATATCG